TGATCCAGCATAAGTTTATGGAATATGGCATTTATCAGGATTGTGGTACGGGGCGGGGATATGAGATCGACGGCCAGTTGTATAATGACGGTCATAGAGGGCATAACAAGGGCGATTTGAAGTTTTTGAATCCGGATTTGAGAGGCAAGAATTATATGCATAGACAAAAATCCGGCAAGATTACCTCAGGTGAACCTCGCAAACCCCGTGAATGGTTCTCACGTGCCTATTTTGCATCGATCATGGTCTTGAAAGAGCAGATGGCATATATGTATGGTGAGGAGTTCTGTGGTCTGCTTGCGGAGAAGATTGAAGAGGCGAATCACAAGCGCAGTACCTCCATGCGTTCGCATTTGTGGGGGCATCATAAAAAGAAATGATGTCTTTTTACGGCTTTTGGCTTTGTTGTTACTTTGGAATAAAAAAGTAAATGGCGGATATTAAAGACACATTAAAAAAATTGGCGGAGCAGATAAGGGATGAGCGTAATGCCGGAGCGAATACGGCATTGCGTGTCGGATCTTTGTTGTTGGCCATGATTGATGCTGGTGCTGATGTTGATAAGCTGAGAAAAATATTTATTTGCAAGGATCAGGATGATTTTACCGGTTTTATGTTGAAACTTCTAGGCGGTATGGAGGTAGGTGAGGCGGTAGATTCTATGGTTGCAGGAAAAGGTATTGTAGCTGACAGGAATGGTCGTATGCAGTTGTCTCGTCTTGAGGTACGCGATTCCGCAGTGTTCAAGGAAATCATCTATAACCGTCTGAACGCACAGGAAGGCGATACCTCATATTCCGAGAACGGAGTCATTGAGTCCGTGGCTTTAGAGAGTGACGGAACTTATACCCTGAAATT